CAGGTCTTGTAGGAATGCTCGGGAATACTCTTTCAAACAGCGCAAATGTACTTGTTGCATCTGCATACGGCAATGAAGTAGGTGAAATGTTTGGAAGTGTACTTGGAGGTGCTGCATCCGGAGCGGCTATGGGCATGCTTGCAGGACCTGTAGGAGCAGCAATTGGCGCTGTAGCAGGAGGAGTTGCCGGAGCAATCCAGGGCGCTACGAATAATTTCCAAAAAAAAGATGATGCGTTTAAATCTGTTGTTCAGTCAGAATATGACAGGGTTACTGAGAATGAAAAAAATATGCTGCAAAATGGTACAGCTGTTTATGCGGCTCGCGAGATGACACAGACTTCATTTGAGACTCTTATAGGAAAAGAAGCTACGAATAATCTTATTCCGCAGCTTAAAACATATGCAGACGTTACTCCGTTTGCATACGATACAATAATGAACTCCGCTAATCAATTATTAGCATTTTCTGTGAAACCTGATAAAATGATGGGTTTAATGAAAATGTTTGGTGATTTATCAGGTGGCAATGCTGATAAACTTGCAACTATCATACGTTCTTACGGAAAAAGTTTTGGTGCCGGACGTGCTGATATGCAAGATTTGAACATGATGACCGAAGCGGGCATTCCTATTTTGTCATCTCTTGCAAAGGTAAAAAAAGTTTCTGAAAAACAAATAAAAGAGGTAATCAGTAAAGGAAAAGTTTCAGCATCAGACGTTGAAAAAGCCATCGAATTATTAACTACCAACGGTGGAATGTTTGAAGGTATGATGGATAAGATGTCAACTACTTATTCAGGGTTACTTTCTACAAAAGAAGGACTTGATGATGATTTGGATGCTGCTTATGGACAAGGATATGCAGAAAGAAGAAAAGAAGGACTTCAAAAAAGTATTGATTTCGGTTCTTCCGAAACTTTTGGAATTTTGAAACAGGGATATGAAAAAATAGGCGAATACAAAGCTATGTTAGAAAATGATCAGGACGAAAAATTACGTCAATCCTTTGAGAGGGTTATTGAATCCGAAGCGTATAAAATTGCTGAAAACGAAGGTAATACACGCGAAATGGGTAGAATGCTAAAAGAAGCGGAAGTACAGGCGCAAATTGATTATTACAACTCTACCGGATATCAATTATTCCAACAAACAGAAATAAACATGGTAAACAATCTTCAAAATAGTCTTTCTTCGTCATGGCATAACTTTGGATATCAAATGGGACTTGAGTTCAACAAAGGACTTGCGTCTACAGAAGCCGGAAGACAGATTACCCTACAGGGAAAGGGCGGAGCCTCAAATCCTGCTCCGCCTTTACTTAAGCCGAACGCATGGGGATTGAGCTTTGTGCCTTATGATGGTTATCCTGCTATTCTTCACGAAGGTGAACGTGTAATGACTGCTTCTGAAAACCGTCAGTATTCTTCAGGCGGTGGCTCATCGGCATCCATTACAATCACCGGGAATACTTTCAGCGTGAGAAATGACAGCGATATTGATGCTATTGCAAGTGCTTTAGCAGATAAGATAGAAGAAGCAAGGGAGGGATATTATAGTGGCTAAAAGGTATGCAGTATTTATTACACCTGAAGAAACAATTTCGCTCCCGATTACTCCTTCAGAGATAAGTGACGGATTTGCTACCAAATACGAGACTGTAAATATCAACTCTATAGGCGACGTATATCTGCCCGGAACTGATACGGATGATGATATTAAGCTTGAATGCTTTTTCCCGGCTCGGAATCATCCTTTCGCTAACAAGCAGATGGAGCCTTATGAGTATGTAGACTGGTTTGATGGTCACAGGAAGATGAAAACCGTACTGCGATACATTGTACCGGGTACTCTGATTAACAGGCGTGTAAGGATAGGCAGTATTGAATTTAAGGAAAAAGACGGATTTAATAATGTCTATTATAATCTTACTTTAAAGCCATTTGTACCGATTACGGAGGAGCGTTATGATGAGACTTTGAATGAAAGAAAAGCAGTTATCAGATATACTTCGCAAAAGCATGATTCTTTTCGCTCCATTTCACGTGATTTTTATGGTACTGATATATACTACCTCAAAATACGTGATTATAACCATCTGATGGCGGCTACAATTCATCCGGGGACAACGATTCTGATACCGCCCGTTAAGGCTTTGGAGGAGTTATGATGCAGGTATTTTTAAATGACATTGATGTAACCAGGCGTGTTGCAAACCTTAAAATAAGCGGAAATTATAACAAGGCTTTTCGTACTTGTGAATTTCCGCTTATTGTAAAAGACGGTTCGTATAAATTTGACATTCCTGAATTTATAAGCAGCGTGAGAGTCGAAGAGAATAGTAAAAATGTCTTCTGGGGATATATTACAAAACGTTCATTTTCTGCCGAAAGCAATGAGATGAATTTTGTATGCTATGATCCCGGAATATATCTGAAACGCAACAAATGGAGCTATAATTTTAAAGACACTACACCGGAAGATATTGCAAAGGAAGTAGCAAAAGGTTTTAATATTGCTGTCGGTGAGGTTGCTGTGACGGGAATTAAAATGTCAAAGGTGTTTATCGGGAAGGCTTTATATGATGTTATAATGTCGGCTTATACGGAGGCTTCAAAAAGTAATGGTAAAAAGTATGTGATGCGTTTTATCGAAGGAAAGATGAATATCTTTGAAAGAAGCGTTAATGATGTAGTTCCGGAGATTACAGGATATACAAAGCTGATAGGTGCAAAATACTCTGACAGCATTGAAAATATGGTGAACAGAGTTGCTATATATGACGTTAATGATAAATTCAAGCAGTATATATCGGATGAAGCTTCTATGAAGAACTTCGGCATTTTTACGGAGTATCTTAAACAGACAAAAAAGGAAAACAAAATTGATGAAGCCAATAAAAAAATCAAAGAAGGTTCAAAGCCTAAAAAGGATTTGACTGTTGATAATTTGGGTGACATCAATTGTGTGACCGGAAATATGATTTTCGTTGACGATAAGGCTTCAGGACTTTGCGGAATTTTTCACATTGACGGTGACACTCACGAATGGAAAAAAGGAATCTACTACAACAAGCTTACGTTGAATTTTGAAAAAATAATGGATGAAAAATCTGTTGAAAAGAAGGAGAGTAAATAATGGATGTGTATGCAAGGCTCATAAGAGCTTTATCGAGAGGCGATAAGCCTAAGACTGATTTTATCGGCAAGGTTATTTCTCTTGCGCCGGTTACTGTTGACATCGGAGTGATAAATATAGAACCCGGATATGTAAATGCCGATATCGAGCTTGAGGCCGGTTGTAAAGTTTTTATGGTTTCAGATGAGGATTATTCAGCTTTTACTGTCCTTTGCAAGCTCCGGGAGGTGTAAAAAAATGAATTTATATCCATTTATAGACAATGCAAACGAGAACAGCGCTTCAAAATCCTACGGGAAGGATGTGAAGTGGGATTTTGAAAAAAATGTTCCCGTTTATGACGCAAAAGGAAATCCTGTTTTTGTATCGGGAGTTGAAGCGGTTTTGTCCTGGTCTTACAGAGCTTTATCTACAGAGAGATACGCTCATAAGCTTCACGTACGCTCGTATGGTAATGAGATTTTTGAGCTTATAGGCAAATGCCCGAATGACGGAATCTTAAACAGTGAGGCTCAGAGGATGATAAAAGAGTGCCTTTGTCAGAATGGTGCTGTAAAAGTCATTAAAAATTTTACGCACCAACGAGATGGTGACAAGGTTGTGTTTACTTTTAGAATTGAAACTATCTACGGAGAGGAGGATATGAAGCTTGAATATTGAAGATATAAAAAACAGAATACTTTCTGACATTGATGATGATATTGACACTTCGGAAGGAAGCTTTGCAAATGACATTGTAAGCGGTGCTGCTTATGAGATTGCAAAGGTTTATGACAAGATTGATGAATCTTTGAGCATTTTTCTTTTGGAAACTATTGACGGTGAATATGCTGAAAAACGGTGCGGTGAAAAAGATGTAGAGCGTGATCCGGGAGCATGTTCATCGGGATTACTTATTTTTTCAGGTGAAGATGGTACTGTAATTCCAAAAGGCTTCAGAGCGGAAGATTCTAATGGAGTAGGCTTTTTAACGCTTGAAGAAGTTACTATAGCTGACGGTTCGGCAGAGGTGCAGAGCATTGCGGCAGAACCGGGAGAAAACGGAAATGTAGCTCCGGGGGAAGTAATGTATATTAAAAATATGATTAACGGTGTTAAAAGTGTTACAAATTCAGAATTTTCAGGCGGCACAGAGCCTGAGAGCGACAAAAGTATGATAGATAGATATAGATATCTACTTAAAAATCCACCGTCCTCCGGGAATAAGTCTGACTATATAAAATGGGCGACTGAGGTTGATGGAATTGCTGATGCACGTCCTGTCAGATGCGCTGACGGTCCGGGTACTGTAAAGGTTATTGTACTTGGTGAAGATAATTCAGCGGTGCCTGATGTAACAGTGAAGCTTGCAAAGGACAATATCTTAAATAAGTGTCCGTTACCACCTGATATTACTGTCGTATCTGTTGAAGAGATTGACATAACGGTTACAGCTACAGTTACTCTTGAAAGCGGTTATTACATAAAAGACATTGCAGAGCAGGCAAGGGTGTCTATTGATAAGTTTTTTAAGGAATTTAATCCTGAAAAGCATGATAAGATTTATGCAAATAAAATTGAGGGCTTTATAACAAGTTTACCTGGAGTTATAAACTGCACAAATTTAAAGCTGAATGATAACAATACATATATTACGATGGATGTTTCAAAAAGTCCTAAGTTGAATGGAGTGAATTTATCATGATTACGCTTTATCCGGATTTTTATAAAAATGATAAGCGTTTCTGCAGTATTCAGACAGCGTTTAACAATGAAATTATAAGACTATGGAATTATTACGATAATTACATCAATCAGCTTTTTATTCAGACTGCAGTTGAAGCTTTGAGCCGATGGGAAAAGCTGTACGGACTCTCGGAAATGCCTACAGCTGATATTGAAACGAGACGTTCGCGTGTGCTTGCAAAAATGAAGGTATATACTTCCACAGAAGCATACATAAAGCAAGTGGCAGGGACTTTTACAAACGGCAAGATAAACATCACGAATGACAGCAGAAATTATAAGATTACTGTTGAATTTTGTGACGAGTTTGGCACTCCGGAGTATATTGAGGATTTTAAAAACATATTTGAAGCGATGATTCCTTATCATTACGAGATTGAGTATATCTATAAATATAGAAAATGGAGTGAAGTATCAGGTTATACATGGGAAGAAGCTTCGGCTTACACATGGGAAGAATTCAGAAGTTTGGAGGTAATTGAGAATGCAGACGAGTGATTTTTTAAAAATGAACTTGCAGGAACAAAAAGATAATGTCAATACTGATGTTATTACAGGTAATTTTAAAATTATTGATAAAAAGTTTCAGGAGCATAGTGAGTTGTTTTCGGGACTTTTAAAGGCTCACATCGGAACGTATGACGGAAACGGTGACGAGGAAAGAGTTATTGAACTTGGCTTTGAGCCGGATGCGGTGATTGTGCATCCGATTAATTCAATGTTTGAGTTTTACGATGCATTTTCGACCGCAGAATATATGTACGGAGCTGTGACTGTTAAAGGAGTATCTGCAGCGATTTCTGCTGATTATCCGGATTATATAAAACTGGAGATAACGAAAGTCGGGTATAAGATTTATAACAAAGAATATTATAAAAGCTCAAATTTTACAAAAGCTTCGTATCTGAATAAATCAGGCGTGAAGTATATGTATATAGCATTTGAGAGGTGATTTTTATGATTATTAAATTCAAAGTTGAGAATCAAAGAATTACACGTCTTGATAGTAATTTTGTTGTCAATGGAACTAAAAACTATTTATTTGCTGAGTTTGATTTTTCGGAAGAGTGGACAGGTGATATATTTGCAATTTTTAAAAATTCAGAGCTATCTAAAGCGTATAATCAGCTGATAGAAGACGGTCGTTGTACTGTCCCATGGGAAGTACTTCAAAACCCCGGAACTCTTTCAGTCAGTGTATTCGGCGGTGATTTGATTACGTCAAACAGCGTTGCTATAAAGCTTCATGAGAGCGGTTATGATGAAAATGCTAAAGAAAGCATGACGCCTACTCCTGAAGCGTTTGAACAGCTTTTGCAAAAGGTAAAGCAGGAATTTACCATGACAAATCACTCTCACGAAAATAAAGACGTTATTGATATCATTACCGAAGAAAGTCTTCATAAGATTGAAATGGCTGCGGTGGTGTATGACTTATGGAACGAAAAAGTGCCGGTGATGGAAGAAAAAATTTCTTTAATTGAATCAAAGGCTGATAAAGTGGAATTTGTAAATCCTGAATTTGCGGTGCTTGACCTTTCAAAAGCGTATAATACAGTATATAATGCGGATGTTTTTAATTCTTTAATTATAAACATTCCTGACGGTGCGTACAACAATGATTTTGCAACAGCTTTGAATTTTACGGCAGGTGACGGCATTTTGATTGATTATCCTGCATCCGGTGTTATTCAATGGATTGGAGCAGACTGCAGCACGCAGGACGGTTATTCTTTGTTTATTCCTGTATCCGGGAAAAGATATAATATTATCATTACTTTTGACGGTCAATATTTAGTCGGAAAAGTTGCCGGCTTTGTTCCGACAAGCTCAAATGTACCGGCATCAGAGGCGGTGAATGAATGATGAATTTTTTGGAATGGAATCACAGAGGCGTGATGAATGTTATTAATTCAGTTAAAGGATTTGTACGTATGATGTCAGGTATAAGAAGTCTAACGCTTTCTGATTGCGTTGATAATGATAGTCTTATTAATTTAAAGCTTTATGGAAATTCGGTACAGGACGGAGCTCCTGTGCCGGATAATCCTGTTGAGATTGAGTCTGTGGGTGAACTTGTTGAAGATGCGAACGATAATAATTATGGAAAATATAAAATAACATTAAAGGCATCTGATGGCAAAGGAAGCGTCGAACTTTTTAACATCTTCGCAAACGAGCCTTTGAGGAAGTTAAGTAATCATCAGGAAGCAGATGAGATTGATTTTAAAAATAAAGTCATAAAAAGAAAAATCGGTTCTAAATTTATAAACGGTGATGAAAGTTGGATAATTCAATCAAGGAATGATTACGGCATCATCAATTTTTATTGCAATAGCTTTTATGACGGAGTAAAATATAACGCTGCAATCTTATGCAACTATTTACCAACTCAAACGACAACAATAGGTAATACGCAAACTGAAGGAGTATATTGCGGAGCAAATCATACTTGGCTGTATATCAGATGTAGTAATGAGCGATGTAGTACAGTCAAGGATTTTAAAAGCTTTCTTGCGGAAGCAAAGCCGCAAGTGCTGTTTGTCAAAAAAAACGAAACGGAAGAGATGATAGATGTGCCGAAGCTTCCGACATTCAGAGGAACAACAATATATGAAGTGACAACTGATGTTCCTACATCAAAGATTGAAGCTGAATATTACAGCGTAGCGAAAGGAGATTAGAATGAATAAGTATTATAAATTTATCAACGAGAGGAAAATTGAAGAATTTAAAAATCAATATGTAGTAATTGACAATCGGATTTATTCAGGCGTTATAACGCCTGAACTGCTGAAAAAGGCAGGGTATAAAGCGTTTGTATCGAGTGAAGCACCTGAATATGACTCGGAAAAACAATGTGTTTGCAAAAAATACATTGACGGTGAGGATGTTATAACGGAAGTTTATGAAGTTGTTGATATAGCGGATGAAATTGCAGAGGAGTGATTTTATGGAAATTTTAACCGGGCTTTTGCCTGATTCGGCAAATTACAGAACAGGAAGAAAAGAGGATATAAAATATATTGTTATTCATTATACAGCTAACAAAGGAGATACAGCTTTTAACAATGTAAAGTATTTTCATAACAATATCCCGAAGGCTTCGGCACATTTCTTTGTTGATGAGAACAGCGTTTACACGAGTGTACCGTTATGCTCTACAGCTTGGCATTGCGGAGGCGGTCTGCAGGGCTCAAAGGGTCATGCGTGGTATGGAAAATGTACAA